AAGTTCTTTGATCTCTTCGATTTCGAGATCATCCTCAACTACAGGTTTAGCAATTTTTGCGATCTTTGCTTTAGTTTGTGCAACTGCCTTAACCGGCGTTGATTTAACTTTTGCCACCTTAGCTGGTGCACCCTCTTTCTTAGCCATCGTTTCGATGATAAGTTCTGTGTAGGGAACAAAAACTCCGCCTACCGCTAGAAGATGCTGACAAGCCTCAGCCTTTGTCATTGCCTTGGGCAATTCAATAAGCTCAACCAAAGAGGTGTGTGTACCTTTAGACAAAATCTTAGTACGAGTAACAATGTCGTTTGCGAAACGAACCTTGGTAACACCGAAGTGAGTAGAAACACCTGCAACTGTAAATTTAGACATAATCAATCCTTAAATAATATAAATGAAATCACCAAGAACAACCGTTCTCATAGTCTATTATATAGCCTTTCGCTACACCTGTCAAGCATAAAGTTTGCGATGTTGTTCTTTCACAACACCGTTTTAACCTTATTGACATGCTTACAAGTCCTTCGGAATTGGAAACCGACGCAATCGCAAGTAACAAATCCTTCGAACGAAATAACATTGTATGTCTTTCCGTTTGATTTTGATTTGACTTTGAACAATCGTTCAAGGCTTCTTTTATCCGAAAACTCATGGCCAACAATAAGTTTTTTGTGGATATGAGAAACGGGATACATTGGGTTACCGGTATGAACAGACACATAGTCCATATCTAACCACTTTGGATTAGGTACAACTTTACCCTCAAAGGTATTGATGTCGAACTCTTGTCCAAGTATGTTAGATCGCCATTTTGTAGTAATTGCTACAGATGACCCTATTGAAAAATTCATATCGATTTCCTCATTGTTTCTTTATTATAATGCCTTTTGGATCAGTTGTCAAGCTTTTTTTAATCTTTTCAGCCAAAATAATACCCCAGATTATGGGGTATTAACAGATTAATAATTATTATTTATCTTTTGATTTTCGAACTTCTGCATCGTCGGTTATTTCTATTATTCCATTATCCTCAAAAAAGCCAACTGTATCAGATATTCCTTTTTGATATCCATATGCTTTACACGCAAAGCAGGCAAGTAACATTAAAACAATTTGAATAATATCATATAAAGTAAAGGTAACTTGTTCCATTACTACTCCTTATAATTAAGATTGAATTACATGATTAAGTCTCTCACTCATCCAATTCATCGTCTGTTTCATACACGAACCAATCTTGTTGTTTCTGTCTAAGATTTTTAAACTGATCGTGTTCTATTAAAAATTTTGCAACTAGACTATTCTCTAAACCATATGCCTCAATTTCCCAAGGCTGGTCCCAGTAAGAATGATCTTCTTGGTATGTTTCCCCTCTCCAAATAGTTACATAGTTTCGCCTTAAATATCTATCCTTCATCTCGCCCGTTGCCCATTGTTTTAAATGAACCATTTCGTGAGCAAGAACAGTGAACATATGTATTTTCTTTTTTGTTCTGCCAATGTCTATATTAAAACATCTAGGAGATACTAACGTATCTTCATCCATCTCGCAGAATCCACCGGCGTTGATTTTTCCTCTTTCTCTTATTCTAACTTTTACAGTTATATTTTTAGACAATTGTGGTGACAGTAATTTATCAGCATAGGAATTTGCTGCTAACTTTAGCATCTTTGTTAGTTGAATATCTTTAGCTCCTCTTACACTAACTATCATATCATTACCTTCCTGATAATTTACAATATTATTTATGTTACTTTGTTTCTAATATTGATTTCAAAAATGCTTGTTTTTTAATTTCTGCAATGGTCGCATCCCGCATACCACCTTCTACTCTAGTAGTTTTTTGTGCTTTTGGAAACATATCAAGAATATTCATAGGTACGGGAGAATCAATTTCTACAATTTCTGGCAATGGTTTATTTTTTAATCTTGTAGATGATAAAAGAGTGCCTGATAGTTTTTGCATTTTTATACCCTTATTTTAGAAAAATCTCTTGTTGCTTTTTCAAATGATTTCCTGGGTGTGTTCGACGACGCCCACTTTGGTTGTTCTTCTTTCATTCCCGAATCCATGATATTTTTCTGAGCAGTTTGTTCCAAATCATATAACTTCATCTTTGCTCTATCTACACCAATAACGAATCGCTTATACAATGTGGGATCATTATATCTATTCTTCAATTGCTTAACCATGATCTGATTCATTTGCTCTAGTTCTTCAGTTGAAATCAAAGCAAACATAAAGTCAACAGTTGCAGGCAAACCAAACGACTCAGAGGTATCTGTTAGTTCAACATCTGTGTTTCCATAACCACTACGAGTTGTCTGTGTTGCTGACAGAATAGGAACATTTTCTTCAACCGCCAACCCACGAAGTTCTTCAGCAATAGATTTAATTAACGTATAAGAATTAATATTTGATCCTGCTTTGAATCTAGAACTTGCACAAATGTTTAAGTAATCAATAATAATGATATCTGGCTTAAATTGTTTCTTAAGTTGTAGTTCATTTAACAATGCCTTAAAGTGCCCAGTGTGTGCACCAGTTGTAGGATACTCTTTAATAATTAAAGTGCCTTCAGTCTTACCCCTGATCTTTTCAATCCTGCTATCAAAAATTGCTTTGGGCAAATCTTTAAGCTGATCCATAGTGATGTTCATCAAATTGGCATCAATACGTTCTGCAATTCTTTCTTCAGCCATCTCTAAAGTAATATACAAAACATTTTTGTTCTGTGCCAAAACAGATGCCGCAACGTGACACATAAACAAAGACTTACCAACACCTGTACCTGCAAGACAAACATTCAATGTCTTATTAGGCATACCGCCATTTGTAATCTTGTTAAAATAATCCAAGTCAAAAGGAACTCTTGTTTCTACCCTGTGATAGTATTCGTATCGCTTATCTGCACTATCAATGTAATCATGACCAACATTGTTGTCAAAACACACTCCTAGTGCATCCTGCAATAATTGCGGAATACCGTCTTCAGACTTTCCCTTGTCTCTACCATCAATGATAGCAATCGATGAAAGAATCGCATTGTAAATTGCTTTGTCTTTACAGAACTTTTCAGTTTCTTTATACAGCCAATCTTTATTGTGTTCCGTAGGATCTAAGTTGTGAATTGCTTCTACAACTTCTTTGTATTGATCCTCGCTCAAGGATTTGTCGTTTTGTGCTGCAATCGTCAGTGCATCTTTACTCGGAATAGAATTGTATTCGTCAATAAAGCTTTTAATTTTATCATACAGAATTTTATCTGTGTTGTCTAAAAAATAATCCCGCTTTAAGAACGGGATTACTTTTCTCATGAATACATCGTCATTCGCTAGATTCTGTAGAATTACGTTTTCGATTTTCGAAGTCATTAAGTGCTTTCTCTATAATATCCATTATAACCAAATTCAATGTCTTATCGAATTCGGGGCCTTCGATATCTTCGGCCTTTTTACCTTCGGGTGCTTGAAACACAGTGTAGTCCAAAACTAATTGCTCCGACGCATCCTTCATATCAAAATCATTGAAGGCGATTGCTGTTCCTACGAACTCACCTTCAAGAATTTTTACGCCCCAAAGAGCGTTATCTTTATCGTTAATTACCCAGGGCTCATACTTCACTAGCATTCTCAAACTCCTCCGCAATTGAAACTTGGTCCATATCGTTTATCATCATATCATTGCTTGCCATCTTATAGCGGCCTTCAATAAACTCTTTAAACTCTTTAGAAGTTATTATAGGCAACCAAAAGTCTTTAGTGTATGTGTCTTTCAAACGAACTTTTTGTTCTTGACCCTTTTTAGAGTACCAACCATTAGATGGCTTAACAACAAATCCACCTTCAAGTGCAACATCTAATAGACCAGACCAAGTACTAATACCACCTTCAAATGTTACTTCAACAGGGATCTTAGACTTCTCACGAACAAATCTAGACTTCTCAACATTAATGATAAAGTTATAGCCAATGATATCTGTACCGTCTTTTTCTTGTTGACGACCAATAATAAAGATATTGTCTGCAGAATAATAAATGCCTGTGCCGCCAGACACAATCTGTTTAGGGAACAATCCCATTTCAGAATAGGTATGATTAACAACAATCATCGGAATGTCTTTGATTGTTAAGTGAGGCGTTACCATTCTAAACAAAGATTTCATCTGTTTAGCACGAGTCATATCTGCAACAGACTTGCCTTCAAGTGCATCGTCAACTTCTTTCTTAGAAGCTAAATTACCTACAGAGTCAATAATGATAATAACATGGTCACCGCGCTCAATGTTATTGATCTGAGACATAGCATCAAATTTTAATTGCTCTATGTCCGTGATGGGAGTATGGAGTACTCGATTGGTATCGATCCCGAAAGAATCAAAATAAGACTGAGGACTACCAAACTCAGAGTCATAGAATAAAACAATAGCATCTTCATATTTGTCCAGATAAGACTTCGCCAATAACAACGAGAACGCTGTTTTAAAATGTTTAGACGGGCCGGCAAAGACAGTAAGCCCAGGTGTCAAACCACCTTCTAAACTACCCGAAAGGGCAACATTAATCATCGGAACGGTTGTCTGAATCATGTCCTTTTTATTAAAGAACTTTGATTTATTAAGAACTTCCGTTTCTTTGATTGTAGAATTCTTTTTCAATTTGTCAAGTAAAGACATTGTATCTCCTTAAGTAATTTAATTATTATAATATAAACATAACAAAAAGTCAATAGTTATTTGCACCAACTTTGTTTTGCATCGCCATAATATTCACGAGCAAAACCATTTTTAATTAATTCGCTTCTTAAACTTACACCGTTTAAAATGAGATCGCCCAATACACGACCGCCGAATTTATCCCAACCATATAGAATGACTTGTCTTTGCTGGCTGGCGCTAATGAGACCTTTAGTGAAAACGGAAGCGGCTTCACCTCGTTGTTTTTCGCTGTCGCATTGACCTCTAAATCCTTTTTCCGGAGTATCGACGCCGTAGACTCGTACCGCAAGTTCGGGTTTAAGTGGTTTAGGTAGAAAGGGTGCGGCGATAACAACTGTATCGCCATCCGTTACTCTTAAAATATTTGCGTCATATGTAACGCCTTGTGGTGTTTTTTGTGCATAAGCTAAAGATGCACAAAATATAAATGTGAGTGTTAGTAATAATTTTTTCATCCGAATAATCCTTCTAAAGTTGCTTGCGGTTTTGACGACCAACCAATACCATTTAAAATTGTGTTCATGGGTTCCAAGAATGATTTCTCAAACATTGTTTCATAATCAGCATATTTTAATAAATCAAATTCCACAGGGATAACACTAGTGAAAGCTATACAGTTTTCGCCGATAGTATTTGGTTCTTTTAAATAAATGAATTTAATTTTGTCGCCTTCTTTAATTCTCTCATATTTTTTACTCAAATCATATTTGTCTAAATAAAAATTATAGAGAAGGGCTCCCCTTACGTGCATAGGGGTTGCTTGTTTATATATATTTGCCTTGTCTGTATATTTATCTAATCCGTTGACCCCTCTAGGGAATGAGATATCCTCGGGTTTCATCTTTCTATATTCTGTCTGAAAGTTCCTAATATATTCTTGAATATTATCTTCTGTAGATGTCAGTGCAAGTTTAACTGCCTTTCGCAAACCTTCTCTAATAGGTTCAGGTGTAGATGACCTAACAATCTCCAAACCCATAACCTTTAACTTTGGTTCGGCGTATTTTACGCCCTCATTGTTATACACATTCAGAGCATAACGTTTCTTAGCAACCCACACTCCTGTTTCTGCGATCGCTTCTCGCTTGAAGTAAATCTTTTTATCAAATGCATTCGTATAGTCTGCCATCTCATTACAAACTTTGTTTAATACTTCTTGAATCTTTGCCTCGCATACTTGATCCAAAATATCTACAATTTTATCTGGAGATTGATTCTTGTAAAACTTCTCAACCAAAGGAGCAAAGGTAACATAACAAGAGTCTGTATCTGAATAGAAAGAATAATTGTAATCTGTAGTACCACATACTTTATTCAAATAGGCATTTAAAGCAACACCGACCTTCTGAATAATATATTGCCCTGTTAGTGTAATACCTTCAGCAATATTGTCATCATAAAATCTAAAGAATTCATTTGCCATTGCCCCGAACAAAGAATTCATCTGAATCTTTCGAGCCATCTGAAAATTATTATACTTTGAAATTTCTTTTTGCCAAATAGGATCTTTCGTTTCCTCATATTTGGATTGAGCAACCAACATCAATTTTTTATATTGTGTTCGATCGTTAAACAATTTCTGAACAATCTCAGGGAATATCCCTTGCTTTGTTCTGGTAAAACACCTACCATTTGCTGCCATACAATAATCTTTATTTGTTAGATCAGATGTATCCTCTTTGCCTGCAAGAAGATCTTTCATTTGTACGTCAAAGTATTTGGAATCTTTAACAAGAGTTTCTGGTGACATATTATATTGCATAATAATACTAGGATACAAACTTGTTGCATCAAATGATACTACCCAATTATATTTGCCTGGTTTTGGTTCTTGCACATAGGCGCCTGCAATATTTCTACCCGTTTTATGTTCACGCTGATGCACAATGATGTTTTTCTTGAGCAATTGATTATAAAGAATACAATCCCAAGTTCTTACTGCAGAGAAAATGTCTACATAATTACATTTAGCATCATACGCCATTGTCATAATCAATTCAATAAGACGCATCTTATCTTCAAGACGATCTACAAGTTCACAGTCAATGACGTTATACTCTACAAACTTTTGCCAATTGCCTTTGTAGAATGCAGTAAAAGAATCAAACTCATCATATGATAACTTCTCTTTACCCAATTCTACTTTGGCAATGTGATCTAATTTGTATGTTTCTTGCGCTGTATAAGTAAACTTTTTATATAAATCCAAATAGTCAAGAACAGCAATGCCTAAAATTTCAAAAGCAACGCTTTCTTTTTTCATTCTGGTGATTCGTTTTTCGTTAACTACTTTCCAGGGAGAAATTCGTTTCAAATAATCCTCGCCCAACATCTTGTAGATTCGATTACACAGATATGGAATATCGAAAAATTCCACATTCCACCCCGTAATAATGTGGGGATGATCCTCATTGATATATTCTACAAATTGTTTTAATAGATCAACTTCGTCATCGCAATGAATGTACGTATGTCGGTCGTTTACTTTTTCGCAAGGATTTACACCGAAAGTAGTCACTCGCTTTGTTTGATAATCTTGAATAGAGATTAACAGTATCTTTTCTTGCGGGTTTGTAACATCAGGAAAACCTAGATCAGCAGTGGTCTCAATGTCAATTGTCCAAATATTGATTTGAGTAATATCAAATTCCACATCATCTTTAAAAGCTGAAGATATGTATTGATATGCGTAGTTTGTGTTGCCGAAAATAGGAAAGTTCTCAACATCTTTATATCTAGACACGTAATCTTTGGCCTCATTAATACTTTCGAATTTAATCTCACCCAGAGGCTCACCAAAAAGCGACTTATACTTAGAATCATTGTTCGATTTTGCGAACAATGATGGTTTAAATGGCACTCTATCTTGTACTTTATGCCCATTGTTTACCCCACGCACAAGAACATTGTTTCCGTATTGGTTAACACTAGTATAAAATTTCATGAGACATTCCTAAGGACATAAATAATAAAGTCAATTATAATATGTATCAGGGGATAAATCAATAGAAAAACAACAAAAAGGTTAAAAATGTTAGAGGTCGTCTTTGTCATGTATATGTACATTCAAAAACCAGAATGTATAAGATGGACATGGAGCGGAGATGTTTATAATAGAAAAGTGATTTGTTTAGAGTGGAGAAAAGAAGAAAAAGAAAAAAAAGGTAACAAAAAATGATAGATCCTATCACAGCACTAGCGGGCATTACGTCTGCTATTTCAATGGTAAAAAAAGCAGCCAAGGTCGCAAATGACCTAGGTTCTCTTGCCCCTATGATCGGCAAGCTGTTTGATGCTAAGAGTACGGCAACTAAGGCATTGGTAGAAGCCAAAAAGTCTAAGAAAGGTTCCAACATGGGAACCGCACTTCAGATCGAAATGGCATTAGAGCAAGCAAGAGCCTTTGAAGAAGAACTCAAAATGCTGTTTATGACAACTGGCAAGATTGACGTATGGAATAAAATTAAGGCACGTCAAGCACAAATGGATTCAGACGATGCTAATGACTTAAGAATGTATAACGACCAAGAACGTAAGCGTAAACAAAAAGAAGAAGAATTAAATGAATGGGCAATAATCATAGGTGCAGTTTCATTTATCGTATTCATATTTGCCATTGGTAGTTATGAACTGATACAATGGTGTCAGACAAGTGCTAGGTGCGGCCGATGAACGAATATCAAAAAGCATTTGATATAAGTTTAAAAATATTTGTTTACGGATTGGGGGCATTATACTTTGTAGACTTTTTAAGAGTCTTACCCGATGATATATCAAATAAAATAGTCAATGGATTAATAGGTAAAGTTTTATAAAAATTTTACCCGGATAATAAATAGTTAAAGGAGAACGGTATGTTAGATATTTTACTTTGGGTAGCGGTAGGAGCATTTTTTGGTTGGAATTTTCCTCAACCATTCTGGGCTAAAATGATGCAAGAAAAAATACAAGCAATGATTGCTAAAAAATAAAGTAAACACTATGGAACTATCTTTAGAAACAATCACCAAAGGTATAGGGGCTATCACAGCTAGTTTAGCATTAGCGGGTGGCAGTTATACACTTTGGGATAAATTAAAACCAACACAACCTATATTGACCTGGCACGGAGAGTATTTTAAAATTCAGTCAGGACCAGCAAACGGTGAATTTGCAGTGGTGGTTGCAAGAGAAAAACACCGAGATGATTGTGAAGTAAAAGAATTCAAATTGGAAGTAAAAGATTCACAGTTTCAGGTGCATGATGCCAAAAGTTCTATTAGTGTGTTTTCTGGCCCTGCTTCTCAAAAAGTTGATAAGTTTGGGTATCGTATTACAATTGCTGATCCTGCTAAGGTTGCACCAGGACCGGCTACTTTACTGGCTCATATCAAATACAAATGTCCTGAAGGTGAAGTGATTGTAAATTACCCCGATCATCCCAACTTAAAATTTGATATAACAAGGATATAAAATGTCAGAACAAAAATTACAATTGTCACGTAGCGAACGTGAAGCACAAATCAAAGACAAAGCTGGATGGCTAATCACCGTTCTAGCCGCTCTGCTTGCAATTAACACATACATTTCAAGTGGTAACAGCAGTAAAGTATTGAACAATACAATTAGTGCAAACAATACTTGGGCATTTTATCAAGCAAAATCAGTTAAACAGACTCTTGCAGAGATGGCTAGAGATGATGCTATTGATAGAAAACAATTTGACAAAGCAGAAAAATTAACAGCCAAGATTGATAGGTATGAATCTGAACCTGCAACAGGTGAAGGTAAAAAAGAATTAATGACAAAAGCAAAAAGTCTTGAAGCCGAGCGAGATCAGATTCGTAAGTCTGGTCCTTGGATGACATTTGCGGGTTCAGCATTTCAAATTGCAATTGTTTTATTAACAGCAAGTATTTTAGCTGTTAGTATGTCATTATATTTTGCTAGTATAGGTGTTGGATTTTTTGCCGCATTGTTGATGAGCCAAGGTCTATGGCTTTGGTTGCCGATTGTATTATAATGGCATATTCTCAACAGGTAATAGACCACTATGAAAATCCGAGGAATGTCGGATCTTTTGACAAGAGTGATACTGATATTGGTACTGGCATGGTTGGCGCGCCGGCATGCGGCGACGTAATGAAACTACAGATAAAGGTTGACCATGATACAGGTATTATTACAGATGCAAAATTTAAAACGTATGGCTGCGGATCGGCTATTGCGAGTTCGAGCCTCATTACAGAGTGGGTCAAAGGCATGCACATCGACAAAGCCGGAGAAATTAAAAACTCCCAAATCGCCGAAGAATTAGCATTACCGCCAGTAAAGATTCATTGTAGTATTCTAGCAGAGGATGCTATCAAGGCGGCAGTAGCTGACTATAGAAAAAAATATGTTTAAGTGGTTAATTTTTGGCATTATACTGTCAGGTGCTGTGTTCGCACAATCAGTGACTATGCAAAAGTCTGTAGAATGTACTGACACGGAGACATTGTTTCGAGGATTAATTGGCAGCGACTACAAAGAAAAGCCTATCTGGTTAGGAATTGAATCCGGCGACAAAGTGTCAAAATACACCTTGTTTGTGAATGAAGAAACAAAATCATGGACTCTAATTCAGTTTAATGAAAAAATAGCTTGTGTGCTGGGTACAGGTGAAAACAGCACTCCGTTATTTAACGGACCCAAGATATGATCTCGCTAACTGAAAAAGCATATGAGAAAATTAAAACTCAACTTCAAAAACGTGGCAAAGGAGTTGGTATTCGTCTTGGTGTAAAGACTACTGGTTGTAGTGGATTGGCATATACAATGGAATATGTTGATAAGTATGATGATGAAGTCGGCGTGACCAATTACGCTCAAAAAGATTTTATAGTTCTTGTAGATGTAAAGAGCGAAGCGTATCTAAATGGATTGACTATGGATTGGGTTCGTAATGGACTCAACGAAGGCTTTGATTTTAAAAACCCTAATGAACGTGACCGGTGTGGTTGCGGAGAAAGTTTCAGAGTATGATAACAATAACAGAATCAGCAAAGACAAAAATTTTAGATCTTTTTGCAGAAGAAAATAACCCCGATTTAAAATTAAGAACTTTTGTTCAAGGTGGCGGGTGTAGTGGTATGAGCTATGGATTTACTTTTGATGAAATAAAGAATGAAGATGATTTTGAAATGCCGCTAGGAAATACAGGGTTATTGATTGATGCAATGAGTATGCAATATTTACAGGGCGCAAGCGTAGATTATAAAGATGATCTACAAGGTTCGCAGTTTGTTATTAGCAACCCAAATGCCCAATCTACTTGCGGGTGCGGCAGCAGTTTTAGCGTATAATGCTAGCGTAAATAACTATACATAAAAAAAGGCGGGGTAACCCGCCTTTCCTACCTTAGCATTAAGGTGCTTTAGGTATAGACCTTGGCCTAGGAATATCTCCAGATACAATCTGAATACCTGTACCAAAGATTGCATTGTATTGATTATATACATCATCTTGTAGTTCAGCATTCCATACAATAGATCGTTTATCAATATGAATGATATGATCTTTAGTATATCCTGCATAAGGAATCAATGCCATTGAATGTTGATCCGGTGTCGATTTGGAATTAACCAACATAACAGCACACGGCTTTTTAACAATTACTTTGTTTTGTTCATATTTTGTGTCGCCGACAATCTCTTCACCGGTAACTAATTTAATCACTTCAATCATTTTTTCTCCAGTTGTTGGGGCCGAAGCCCCGGTATTACTACCAACCTCTTATATTTTGTATAATACACAAATGCCTAATTTCTAGCCATTCGTCACAATACGCCATAAAAGATTTTAGTATTTGTTTATACAATCAGTCACCTCTGAATTCCAATGTACTTCTTCGGGTAGATAACATATATCGTACTTCTTGTACTATTGATATGAAAGCTTTAATGTATTTCATAAAAGCCCCCTGCGCATTAATATTGTCATTCTAGTTTCTAGATCTTTATGATCTACAGAATCCTTCAAATACATATCAATCTCTTTTTGGTAAGACGGAGTAAACGCTTTACCTACCCATGACCAAAAGTCTTTTATCGAAGGAACATGAACTCCTTCAAATTCTTTTAGATCATTTTTCATTATGATTCTCATCTTCTGTAAGTAATTGCGGCTTAGATTTCTTTACCGTCTTTGCCTTTACTTCTGAATCTTTAACTTCAATTTTCTTTGGCTTCTTGTGTTCTGGAATAATTCTTTCCAAAAATACTTTAAGCATACCATTGAATATTTCAGCATCTTTAACTTCAATTTGATCTTCAAGTGTAAATGCACGAGTAAATGCTCTGTTAGCAATACCTTTGAATAGGAAGTTTTCTTCCTCTTCTGCATTTTGTACGTTGCCTTTGATAATCATCTTGCCGTTATCAAGTTCAATCTCAATATCTTGTTTTGCAAAACCTGCAACTGCAACTTCAATAACATAAGTGTTATCGCCGGTTTTCCTGATATTGTAAGGTGGATAATTAGGGATGCTCTTTGTTAGATCATCATGGATTTTAGCCATCTTGTTGAATTGATCGTCAAAGCCAACATATAGTTTATCAAAGTCTTTGAACATATCACGACCGAATACGTCTTTAACAAATGTCATATTACTCTCCCTTTTTATTTGCAATACCACTAATTGTATTTGCAACTGTTTCTGAAGCAATATTCATTACATCAGTGGAAGTCTTGGCGACCTGCTTTGTAAAAACACGTTGTGCTTCTACAAAATCAACCAGAGGTTTTCGAAGGGATTCTTCCTTGACTGTTTGTTTGAGGAAGTTGATTTTGGCGTCTTGAATTGAATCGATAGCCATGTTTGCGTAAAACATATAGTTCTCCTATTAAGCGAGTTTTAAAATTTGCTACCCCGAAGGCATAGCGTTAATCCTGCTTACTGACTACAGGGGTACCATACGTTGTACCAGCTTTAGACGTTCCCAAGGTAGTGGGATCAAAATTAGGTCGGCTTCTGGTTTATACAGCCCACACCGATTGCTGCGTTTCCCATCCCGGGGATATTATTATTTAGTGCTAGTAGCTAGCTTTTTCTTACCAATGTTATACTTTGTTTCCATTTTCCACTCATCTTTTTCTTTGTGGGAAATAACTTTGATCTGTGAAAGTGGAGCATAATCCAAGAAATGTTCTGGATTATTAATCTTAACCAAGCCCCAGTCTACTAGCAGCTTAGCAATAGTATTTCTTCTTTGTAAATCATTGTCAGATAGATCAGCTGTTTTCCCGTCTAAAGCAAATAGCTCTTTAAAGTGAACAATAAAGTATCTACCTTGTTTATGCAATATATGACAAGATTGATATAGTATTTTATCTTTTCTAGAAGCGACACCGATTCTAGTTAGAGTTTCTCGTACTTTTAAAAAATCATCCGGTTCAGCCAATATTACTTCTAGGGGATGGTACCCTGGGAAGTTAATGTTTATAATGTCAGTAGTCATTCTTACCACCTTTTGTTATTCTTTTTCTCAATTCAATAATAATCGAGTCATTGAGTAGTGGTAATATTTGTTTGGCTTTTTCTGTGCTGTAGCCATAGTATTCTTTTACAACTTCCAAGTCATCGATTTTCTCAGCCTTGATCCATTTATTGAATCTTTTTCGTGGCCTAATAATATTTATAAGAAAATCAAATTGTAGGATCTTGTCCAAATGTGGTCTAGAATTCATCTCATTTGCAGGAATTACTGTATCATGCCCGTAAGATAGACCCTTATTAATGATATAGGGATTATATTGTTTCTCAGACCAATCATCTACGATCAATTTATCTTTGCTATGATGTATAGCATTGATAAAATCAAAGGGTGAAATCGCAGGAGCCTTATATGGAACTTCTGCTGGTTTTTCGACAGGGGTTCCAAATATACTCATAATACCATCCTTATGAGTCCAATAGTATCTATGGTAGTGAGCAGGAGATAGTTGGCCAACATACCAAAAGATTTACGAGTCCAAGCAGCCCAAGCATAGAGACTGCAGCCGATAATCCATATAGGATAGAGAGTAAGCAGGGGCGGAGTGGGGACAGTAACAGCCATGGTAATCGAACAGCCAATACTAATAGCCCAAGCAATAAGCTCAACGATAAAGCGAAAAGGATGAGAATTAAAATCATCTTTTATCCAATCAAATGTGGGTTTCAATAAATCGTTCATTTAAATTCAACCGCTGCCATAATCTCTGTTAAACAAGCTACAAGATTTATTTCTTGATCTGCACAAAATGCTGCCTTATATTGATAATCTGCAAGCAATAGAATAAGCTGTGGTACTTGTGTGACATGATCGGTCAATGTATCATATAATTTTCTAAAGATTGTTTGCGGGTCATTGTCAATATTATTAACAACCCACGTACGCATTTTTTTCCAATCACCATCTTTCAAAGATGAGATTAGTTCTTGCATATTAGATTCGCCGAGGCTAACAAAAATTCCCTCATCAATTTTACCAGATGCACTATACCTCTGAAGTTCATTTAGAACTCTACGATAATCAGGAAAATGCTTCTCAATTACTTTTGCTATGACTTTGCCATCCGATTCGATATTCTCAATTGCCATAATTTCCATGACGCGCTTAAAGAATGCAGCTGCAATCTTTGGCTTTTCACTTTTAGGCAATTTGAATTCGATGACCGCTGTTCTAGAATGCAGCGGAGGAATGATTCGATTCTTAAAGTTACAAGTAAGAATGAATCTGCAATTTGACGAGAATTCTTCAATGAATGCTCGTAATGCAGGTTGTGTAGAATTCGGATTAAGATAATCCGCTTCGTCTAAAATAACAACCTTAGGTTTGCCACTGAATGATACAGTAGAAGCAAACTGTTTAATCTTTGTACGAAGAACATCAATACCAGATTCTTCTGATCCGTTAATGATAATATAATCTGTTTCTAATTCTTCACACAACGCTCGGGCAATAGTGGTCTTGCCCATACCTGCGCCACCACACAATAGCATATTTTGTATCTCACCTTTAGACAACATCTCCTGAAAGATATGCTTTTGGTCTGCAGGTAAAATACAATCTTCTAATGTGAGTGGCCGATACTTCTCAACCCACAAAAATTCATTTTCACGATAATCCATAATAACTCCATAATATTAAATTTTGCGCCAAATGTTATTTTCTTTGACGTACAGCTTTCCGTCAGGTCCAACCTGCATTTTAGCTTGCACACGTACTTCCGTCCCGGGTTTATAACTAGGACCAGTACCAATAAGGGTAAACTGGCCATAGGGACTGTAAGGCAGCGGCGGTACCTTCTCACCATATGTTGCATTCAACGCAAGCATAGGATGTTCATCTAATTTGTCAGATAACTCTTTAGACGCTAGTTCATCGGGTGCAGGCATAAGTCGCTCTTTAGCTTCCTTATAACCTGCAATTCCTACACCAATCAAGCCTATTAGACCTAGGCCTCTAGCAAATGATCTACGACCTACGGGATTCATTATACTACCGAATCGGGTTCCATTGCAATAAAATATTCAATTGCCTTTGTAGCGTGTTGGAAGTGAAAAGCCTTCTTCTTAGAAATTGTAACTGTATATGCATCAGGGAAGATTTTAAAGTTCTCAACTGCCATATGGCAATCAAAAGAATGTTCGCTCTTGCCAATTACTTTCTTGTAGGTATTTGCTGTGTCGTTTTTCTTGTCACCGATAGTTAAAGAAACGTCGTCGCCTTTGCTGGAGATTGTGATTGTAGGTGAGCTTGTAATAGCAGCCGCCTTCATAATCATATTAACATCTTCAGATGAGAGTTTAAACTGATAGTGATTATCAATCTCAATACTCTTGTCTGGTGCCGCAACAATAACTGTTGGACTAGAATAGAAGTACTCAAATTTGCCGTTGTCTTTAGAAATGTTTAGGCTCTTATCGCCAAACTCAACATGTTGATTTTCCATCAATGTTAGCAACGCCAACAAAGAGTTCAAATCATATACAGCCACTTCTGTGGGGAAATCTTCTACAACTTCAGCTTTAGCAAAAATGTTTTTTGCTGTACTAATTGTGGATAAAGTCTTGCCTTTACGGATCATAATATTACTATTAATCGCCGCAAAGTTCTTCAAGATTTGGATTGTTTCATTACTTATTTGCATTATTTAGCTCCTTGGGTTTCAATGTCGTGTACATATAATAGCATCAATGCATAGTGTAACACCTTTAGTACGTCTTGTCTATTGCTTCCGGCTTTCTTGCCGTATCTTTGTGCATACTTCATTACGTTACCAACGGTAAAACCTACACCGTGTCCGCTATCAATTATAAATTCTGTCGCTTGGAATTTGTTTAAAGAATAATGCTGTCCATAAGTAGCATCAATATATTGTTTGAATTCTTTTAACAATTCATCTTCGTTGTATTTGTAGTTTATTTCTTTCGCCACGGATAATCACCTTTGTACTTTTGTTCCATAAATTTATTTCCTTGCAAGAAAAAATTTGCTTGCACGGAATCCGCTCTATTACCTACTCTATAATTTAGAGAATACTCACCATTCGTATTGTAGGTAAATCCATACTGAAGTAGAACTTGCATAATAACACGATCTATTTCAGGTTGATCGTCAGGATGTCTAGCTCTCCTATACCATAACGGAGAGATTTGTATTGCTATAGGTGTCGGTAAAAAGTATGCACCAACATCAACAAACAATTCCTGTTCACTTAGACAGGTTGGCCACAATCCAAGATTCTCACAATCATCATTACAAATATAATTGTTATCTTTGTCTATAATTCTTCGCAAAGAAAAAGCCCAATCATGTTTCTCCGCAACCTTAACCAATGTTTCAATATGATTAGAATCAATGTGATTATCTTCGTCTAGGAAAATGAGATAATCTGAATTGCAAATATAAGACATAGAACCATATATCCTATGTCCGTTGTATTGATTTGCCCCAGTATTCTCTGGAAGGCATAAAACAGTTTTTCCATCATAACCACCTATAACTTGTTGCGCATTCTTAATGTAACCAGGACCATCAATAACTACAAGATGTTCTACATTATCATATGTTTGCTCAGACACAGAACGAAGATTATCTTTTAAATAACTTGACCCTGTTGTCGGCGTAATCACCGTCACCTTTTTACTCATATTCTATAACCTCTATACCATCGGGTACTTTTACTGCAATACCGCCTTTATTGGGTTTTCTTGCATTGTGATAAAAGACTTTTCCTTTAATTTTATCTTTATAAAATAATTGGAATACTAAATTGTTTAGACCACTATTAATAACATGAACTTCTTTTGCATTGCAGATTGTATCTACATAATCTAATACGTCATCTGTATCTTCTTTGATAGCAATATGGCAAGGATAATTAGAATCTATTTTGAGGTCAAAACTACCGTATGTACTTGCATTGTGTATAAAGTTATAATCTTGCCCTAGCTTGCTAGATATTTTGTCATATAACTCTACTGAACCATCTAATCTTGTTGGCAAAACAAATCTATCATATTCATCGTTTGGATTTAGACCGGATGTAGTATAAAATGATTCTTCAAAATTATCATAGTCACAATTTTCAAAACCGACTCTCATTAAAGGATGAGATGTTTGTTGAGCATGCTTTAAACAATCTTCCATTTCATTTTCAACAGGAATAATTGTTATATTAGGAAAGTCCTCATATAAATGTTCTACTGTCTTAGTATAATGTTTTTTGCAAATTAAGTCAATATCGTAGTGATCCGTTAATGCATGAACTAGACCATTACATATAAAATGGTCACCCAGACCAGTGTGATGATGTACTATTATTTTTGTCATACTAATGCAGGATCATATATTGAGTTTTCGTGTTCGTCATATGTTTGACCTATAAAGTCTCGGCCAACTTCTTTATAACTTTCACGCATCCAGACGCGTTCTTTAATACCATGTACCATTGCGTCGTTACTTAAAGAAGGCCAAACCATATCTCGTAAATAGAACTGATCAACTAGATATTGATGTGTAGACCAATATCGTTTAATGCCTTCTACTAGATTGTCCGACAACCCATCTTTAATTCCCCACATACCTGCAAGTATCGGAAACTCGTAATGGTTAATATGATCTCGTATTACAGACAATTTACTATTTGAATCTAACCATTCATCAACAATTTGTCTTTCTCTTAGAGACAATCTAGAATCAGTATCTCTCGACAAAACAATGGTATCTTTTTGCATTGAGAAAAATCTCCAGAATGCACCAAATGAACCATTGTCTATCTTAATTGTTTCTACATTAGAAAATTCATCTAATGCTGCAATGTAAATTTTTGGCACAGTCTGGTCATAATAAAAGTGACAAACCCATTCTGGAAAAAACTTTCTTGCCAATTGGGCATTTCTAATTGCACCAACACAATACTTAGGGTTGTCTCCCCACAAACTAAATGCTATAATTTTTTTCATTTTAGGTATAATACTTAGACAGAGCATCTTTGTTATTTTTAATAAGACCAAATGCTTCTTTTACATCTGGTGTTAAACTATTATACAAATGCCACATTTCTTGTTCTGCTTGATCCGTATTATAGTTTGTCCCCCTTGGATGTTCTATAGTATGAGCATAGTCTCTTATAACAGGTCTCTTATTAATAAAACATAATGCAGGGAAAATGATATCCCAGCACCATCCCATTTTATATTGACTAAAATCCAAGTTGCGTTCCTTGTACCAATTGATTACATCTTTATGAATAAACCAACAAGTACAATCTGTATTAGCAACAATTTTTAATTTATCTATAGGAAAATCTAAAGTGTTGACATCTGTGCGAGTAGAATCGTACCAAGTGTAATCTACATTCGGAGCATAAATGCCCCAATCTGTTACATCATAATATTTTTCAGCATCGTCATATAACTTTTTCCAATCATTATATGATGCGTCTGCTTGTATATGGAACATAACATCCGCATCAAATAGTTCAATTGCTTTTAAAAATTGAGCAGTGAAATAACTTTCTTCACCAATGTTGTGCCAATTAGGATCGTCCTCACGGTGATTGTCGTCACTATTAATAACGACAGGCACGACCCCAATGGCACTCAGTTGCGTTTGCTTTTCTTTGGTCTTTTCATACTGACCTTGCCAATTAAAGATAAAGGTCTGTATTTTCATTAAGCTCTCATATCAATTTTATTATACACCACAGAATCAAACCAATTTAAGAAATTGTTCAATATCATATAATCGCGAGGTACACCACCAGCAAGCTTAGGTGAATTTAAGAATCTGTTATATAGATCTTCATCTTCATCTAATTTCTGAATAAAGTACATAACCTCGCTCATGTTACCAAAGTCGTGTACATTGATAAAAGAGTTAGTATTAAAATCTGATGCAACTGTTGGACTGCCCCAGTAAATAGGAATAGTCTGTGCATAGAATGCGTGTAAAATTTTCTCTGTGACGTAACCAGGATTTGACCCCGATTCAAAACAGATATTAAATTTCCTTGTGGATAAGAAATCAATCTTAGCAACTTCTCCATCTAATTTTGCTTTAATATTGTTATACAATGCCCCGCCGCTATCTACAGGCTTAACAGCATTTAGTTGTTTAAAGAACTCATTACGTTCTTCACATCCGGGGTTTGATACAACAAAAGAACAAAATCCTGTTTTCTCTTTAGGCGTATGCTCGCCTAGAATATGATAATACTTATAATCAGTATTGTGAATCATATCCAATGACCACATATAGATAACAAACAATGGCAAACGATAATGCCAATTATTGTAGTTGTGATCAAATGATATTGCGTAGTGGCAATCGTAATTATCTGGTCTACGATTTTCACCTGTATAGAAAATCTTAACGCAATCCTTTTTAGACCATTTTTTATTTTCTGTACCGAAATTTTCGTCACCGAAGATCAAATAGTCAGGATTTTCATTGTCAATTTCAATGTCATACCGATTAGACAATAAACTATAGAAGAACTGACTTAAATGATCGTGGGTGTCAGCAAACCCCAATTTTAATTTTTTCATAGGCTATCAGTTAATTCTTTCAAAGAGTTATGAATGTTAGCAATATCATCTGAAGACAAAGTACTAATATCACTAATAGGTGTAATAGTATATTTACACTTAATGTCTAACCCATTTGACATTGTTTCTGTAGGTGGCTTACCAATGCCCCAGCTTACATTGTAAGACAAGAACTTTTTATTAGGATCCATATAATTTTTATATGTTTCGCAGAAAACAAATGGTCCTGAATTCTTACCTACAATCGCATCGCAATGTTCGCTTAGATAAGAAATTTCCTGTAAGTCGCAGTTGTTAACTTCTCGATCTTCCCATGGCGCTCGTTTATCTTCAACTTCATTATCTACAATAATATCATCAGTAAATAGAACATTGTTTAATGTAGTATCAAATTTTGTAGTGCAAATAAAGTCAATATTAGGAGATTCTTCTGCAGCAAGATTGATGAAGTCTTGCATATTGTCTGAGAATGATTGTCCAGATTTAGGTGGACCATTACAGATTAGAATCTTTTTATTGGTATGGGTCTTTAAAAATTCATCGATACTAGATACATCAAATTTTGTAAAATCAATCTCAGGTAAATATGATTCTTTATCTGTTCTTAATGCTATTTCTGTATTAAAATGCCCATTGATTGTATCTAAGATTTTATCCCATTGATGCCATAATGAGTTCATGTTAATACCACCATGCTCACAGAAAATATCCCAGAAACACCCAATCCAAGTATTAATATACAACACACCATCGTCTTGATAAAAAGGAGTTTTTGCATCTAAATTTTCAGGTGCACCAATTACAGGAATATTTAAATCCCTAGTTAATTTAGGATGATTAAAATGCATATACTCAAAAGTAAAACCAGGCATTTCATTCTGTAGTTGACGAATAAACTCTTTATGTGTTAACAAATCACCTCGGTGATAGTGATTAAAGAAAATAATTTTAGACATTACTTAACACCTTTATATAATTTTACAGAATCTTCTACTAAAGATCTGTTTGTTCTGATTGCATTGTCAACCATTAAATTAACTGCTTGCACATAACGAGGTCTTTTAACTTTAAAGCAAATGTCGCATTTGCGTTTTAAGTCTGCAATTTCTTCATCTGATTTTGCAGCTTGAATCGCATCTTCCAACATCCACATACGAATATGAATGATTGCGAGTTTTTCAATAACTTCGCCTAGGTTATCTGTTTCAATATATTCAGAATCAGGAAGATCTCCCTTTGCCAATACATCATGAACAGTTTGTTTAATTATTGCTTCTATGCTATTACCGAAATCTATCATCAATTTTCTCCACAACTTGTTTTAAGAACGCCATATCTTTTTCAGTTACAAAATGATTGTTACCAATATATACACCTTGAGCATTAATCAAATCCGCATTTGTTTTGTCTTTAGATGTTTCAATTTTATAACCATTTAAAAATGGCTGTGCCAATAGATTGCCAGCAACAACTGGTCTATATTCAATACCATTTTCAGCAAATGTTTCTTTCATAGCCATCATAATCTCTTTAGACTTGCAGATGAAAGGCAAACAAAAACTACTATTCGTTGCTGAATTTTTAATATTATAAAATAAATGTTCGTATTTGTCTATAATATCAGTAAATAATTTATGATTTCTGTTCCTAATTTCAATCATTTTATCTAAACGCTTTAACTGCGATGAACCTAGAACAGCACAAATCTCATGATTTCTAAAATTGTATCCATCAGTAACAAACAAGAATTGTTTATCAATGTCTGGATAAAGCGCAGCATAATCGTCGAATCTTGTAGAATATCTTGCCATACCGTGACTGCGTTTTAATTGCATTAAATCATATAGGTCGGTATTGTTTGTCGAAACCATGCCACCCTCAACTGTGGACATATGATGTCCGAAATAAAAGCTAAAGGTTGCACCTAAATCATTTGCTCCGCGCTTAACACCGTTGGGATCAGTGCAACCATGTGATTCACAAACGTCATCTATAATAATTGCTTTAGGAAAAATCCTAGACAACGATTCGTTGTCTGCAGAGAACCCTAATAGATGAGTAACAAAGATCATTTTAATGTCATGTTTCTTGGAAATCTTTATTGCGTCTACAAGATCAAAACTAAAATTATCAATATTAATATCGCAGAATACAGGTTCAAGCCCTAGTTGCATAATTGGTGCAACATTAGTTACCCAAGTACAGGCTGGCAACAATACCTTATCGCCATTCTTCAATCCATACAATTCTTTAACTGCCGCTACCAATAAGAAGTTTGCTGTGCTACCAGAAGAAACATACAATGAATGTTTAGCACCAAGCCATTCACTCCATTCTTGCTCAAACTTTTTAACCTTTTCACCGAAGGTAAATTTTTTAGCTGTTAGCGCAAAATGCGCCATTTTTAGTCTGTCACCAAAGGTGATTGTTTCACCCATTAAAGGCCATTTCATACTAACCCCTTTTCTTTTTTGTACCAATCAATAGTTTGTTTTAAGCCCACATCAAAAGTAACTTTAGCTTTCCAGCCTAGTTCTTTTAGCTTAGTGTTATCCATTTTGCGTCTTGGTGTGCCGTTTGGTTTGTCTTTGTTCCAAACAATTTTACCGGAAAAGCCCATTTCTTTTTTGAGCTTATTAACGAGATCTTTAATTGTAAGTTCTTCGTCACTACCAACATTAACAAATTCTGGTTTATCATAATTTTGCATTAACCAGAAACAAGCATCTGCTAGATCATCTACATATAAAAATTCTCTAGTGGGTGTACCATCACCCCAGCACTCTATGCTGTTATCCCCTGTCTTCATAGCATTATGCATCTTAGTAATGATACCAGGAATTACGTGACCATGTTCTGGAATAAAGTTATCATTAGGTCCATATAAATTGGCAGGCATACAACTAATAGCATTAAAGCCATATTGACGTCTGTAATATTCGCACATACGTAAACCTGTAATTTTTGCTAGTGCATAACCTTCATTGGTTGGTTCAAGTGGCGCTGTTAATAAGTATTCTTCTTTAATTGGCTGAGGTGTTACCTTAGGGTAAATGCAAGCAGAACCTAAGAACAACAATTTCTGACAACCATTTCTATATGCAGAATCAATTACATTAGTTTGAATCTGCAAATTGTCATAGATGAATTCGCCAGGATTTGTCCAGTTCCAGTTAATGCCACCAACCTTAGCTGCTGCTAAGAAAACAAAGTCTGGTCGCTCTGTACTAAAGAAGTTTTTAACTGATCGTTGGTCTCTTAAATCTAATTCGCTTTTTGATCTCAGAATTAAATTTGTATAACCTTCTTCTTTTAATTTTCTTACAATTGCTGATCCAACTAATCCTTTATGACCCGCAACAAATATTTTGCTATTCTTTTCCATGATATCCTTAATTAAAATTAATACACATATCTTCTACAAGGGCATTAAAAGAATGCTTAGGAGTCCAACCAAGTACACTCTTAGCCTTAGATGAATCACCCAATAATGTTTCTACCTCTGCAGGGCGGAAATATTTTTCATCTACACGAACAATAATTTTTCCTGTGTGTTCGTTAATACCGACTTCATTTAGGCCTTCACCTTCCCATCGAATTTTTAATGCAAAATATGGTGCACATCTTTCAACAAATTCTTTAACCGAATATTGCTCGCCTGTAGAAATAACAAAATCGTCAGGGGCGTCTTGTTGTAGCATCAACCACATTGCTTCAACATAATCTTTAGCGTGACCCCAATCTCGTTTAGCATTTAAATTACCTAAATACAAACACTCTTGACGACCTGAACCAATTGATTCTAAGCCATTTACAATTTTCTTAGTTACAAAATTATGTCCACGACGAGGAGATTCGTGATTAAATAGAATGCCAGAACAAGCAAACATATTATATGATTCTCGATAGTTCTTAACGATCCAGTATGCGTAGAGCTTAGCTACACCATACGGCGATCTAGGATAAAATGGAGTTGTTTCTTTTTGTGGTATTTCTTGTACCAGACCATATAACTCAGATGTAGATGCCTGAT